CAGATATCGTGGAATCACATCTACCCTGTCCTGACTGTGGAAGTTCAGATGCTTTAGCAAAGAACAGTGATGGTTCAACTTATTGCTTTTCATGTTCTACACACACAAAGGCAGACAATGTAATTAAAATGTTAGATAACCTAACTATAAGAAAAAAAGAAACAATGTCTTTACATAAAAGAAAAATACAACAACAGACTATAAAAAAATATAATGTTGTTGAAACAAAGAACTCTATAAAGTTTCCCTATTATGATTCAGACAATGCAAGAGTTGGCTATAAAGTTCGTAGCACAACAGAGAAAAGATTTTCGTATGAAGGTATTACAAAGAAATCTTTACTGTTTGGTCAGAACCTATTCAACAAAGGTGCAAAGTACATAACACTAACAGAAGGTGAGATAGATGCACTGTCTGCTTTTCAGATGTTAGGATCAAAGTATCCTTGTGTGTCTTTACGCAATGGTGTGTCAGGTGTAGCAAAAGACATAAGAGAAAGCTACGATTGGTTGATATCATTTGACTGTATAGTTATTTGTTTTGATGATGATGAAGTTGGTAGACAGGCAAGTAAAAAGGCTGCAGAACTTCTATCACCAAAAGCACGTATTATGCGTATGTCCTACAAAGATGCTAATGAATATCTACAGAACGATGAAAGTTCAAGATTCACTAGAGAGTGGTGGGCTGCAGAAGCACCACAACTAGAAGGCATAGTAGCAGGACATGATTTACTTGAAGCAGTTATGGCAGGTCCTACACTACCTTCTTGTCTGTATCCCTATGTTGGTTTGAATGATCTGACTTACGGAATAAGAATGTCAGAACTTATCACAATAACTGCAGGAACAGGTATTGGTAAGTCAAGCTTTCTACGTGAGATAGTATATCATATGCTGAAAGAAACACAGGACAACATAGGACTGATGTTTCTTGAAGAGGATGTAGCAAAGACTGCAAAGGCTATTACAGGACTTCACCTCAACAAACCAATACATCTACCAAAAGTAGAATACACAGATGAAGAACTGCGAGAAGCTTTTGATGAAACAATGGGAAAGAAACGTATCTATCTGTTTGATCACTTTGGTTCTAATGAGATAGATGAAGTTGTAAACAGAGTAAGATACTTTGCTAAAGTTCTTGGTTGTAAATATGTAATTATAGATCATATAACAATTATTGTAAGTTCACAACAGACAGGTGATGAACGTAGAAGTCTTGATGAAATAATGACACGACTACGTACACTTGTACAGGAACTACAGATTTGTTTGATGATAGCAAGTCATCTAAGAAGACCTGCCAACGGATCACATGAAGAAGGTGGAGTTACATCTCTAGCTCAACTACGTGGATCTCATAGTATTGGTCAGCTTAGTGATATTGTTCTTGGCTTGGAAAGAAACGGACAGGCAGAGGACATAGAAGAAAGACATACAACACGTGTCAGAGTTATAAAGAACAGGTTCTCAGGTCTAACAGGTCCTGCCTGTGCTTTACGATACAATAGAGATACAGGTCGTATGCTTGAAATAGTAGATGATTTTGAAACAGAAGAAGGAGAGTTATAATGCCTTTCATACTTCAATCAAAAGTAACAGATCTCGACATAACAGATAATCCTTTGGTGTACTATGTATATCCTGAAAACGTAGAACGTGTAGGTGGTTCAGAGTTTACCAAAAGATTACGAAAGAATGTAGATCAATGTTTACCTTTGATTATAAAACAGAAAAGCTTTAAGACTAAAGATTCATTTTGGCTTGATGAAGATTTTGATTTCGCAAGAAAACACTTTACAGAAACACAAGATATGATTAAAGTTAAAATGAATAAACATGAATCAATCGTAGTGTTTTCTTTAGATAATCTATATGCAGAGATGGATGATATAAAGAAACACTCACCAATGTTCCATAAGTTCATATTGGATCAGATAGCTTTTATGAGAGATAGGTGGAAGCCACGTGCAGTTTAGAAGTGGATTTGAAAAAGGCTTTTCAAACTACCTAAAAGATTTAGGTGTAGAGTATACGTATGAAGGTAAAAGTATAGAATACGTTGCTAAACCTAAAAAATATAAACCTGATTTCTATCTAATTGATCAAGATATCTATATAGAAACAAAAGGATACTTTGATCAAAAGGATAGAGTTAAGCATTTGCTTATTAAAGAACAACACCCAACTTTGGATATTAGATTTATCTTCATGGATTCAAGTTTAAGAATAAGTAGATTAAGCAGCACGACTTATGCTAAGTGGTGTAGAAAATATAACTTTCTATTCGCAGATAAATTTTTACCTGACGAATGGTTGAAGGAGAAAAGAAAATGAATGAAGAAGATGCAAAGAAAGTTGGAGAACTTTTATCAGTCATGCCTAGTGGGTATGGCTATGTAATACTTGAACCTGATGAATTAGATCCTAAAGCTTTCTCAGTAAAGATGGTTGAGAAGTTTAAAAAAGGTAAACATAGTCTAACTGTAAATCATATACTAAGAGGTATACTTTGGATTATAGAGAATGATATTGATTATGTACTTGAAGTAGGTGAAAGAGATTTAGTTGATGAGATATCAGAAGCTAGACAGGAACAGTTCAAGAACTCAAATGTTTTAGATTTTTTTACAAGCACAGGAAAGAAGAAACACTGATGATTACGGAACATGAATTAAAAGTTAAGGTCGAAGAAGACCCTGTAAATAAACCAAGACATTACAACAAATCAAGAATAGAATGTATTCATGCTATCGAAGCTGCAACAGGGGATGGCTATGAATATTATCTTCAAGGAAACATATTAAAGTATCTTTGGAGATATCGTTATAAGAACGGTGTAGAGGATCTTAAAAAAGCTCAATGGTATTTGAAAGATCTGATAAGGATATGTTCTACAAAATAGATAAAAATAAAATAGATCCAAAAGACACAAAAGAGATTGTAGACATAGTTGCAGATTATCTAGCAAAGACCTATGGACCTATATCTAGTTTTTCTTTTGAGATCGTAGGTGAATTTCAAACAAGCTCTTACGAATACAGAGGTAAAGATGTCAAACAAAAAAGAAAAGAATAGAAGACCAAGCATCAACATGAATTGTGGACAGGGATTAATTGTGTCTGTATCTTTTGATCCTGAAACAGGAAAGCCTTATGATGTGTTCTTGGTTGGTCGTGGATACAAAGCTAGTGATGTACCACTTAATCAAGCACTTTATGAAGCAGGTGTAAATATCTCAAAGATTATGCAGGGAGAAGATGAATAAGACAGTAATACAATCGTTGGCATATTACCTTACGTCAAAAGGTGATATAGAATTAGAACGTAAACGTGTATCACCTGAAGAATTTTTAGAATACTTTGAAAAGAAAAAACCTGATTATCCTAACACACATGACATACATTCGTTTTTAGTTTGTGTTGATAGACTTTTAGACGACACGCAGCGAGAATCAGAGAAATTAGTGTATACAACCATTGAAAAAGACGAAAGTGAAAAAAATGGATCGATATAAAGACCCTCAGATGGGTGAAACAGATGCTCCGGGTGTATTAGTACCTGACTATCCTAACATACAACTCAATGATCTTGAGATCGAGCTAGGATCAATTATTGCAAAAAAACGTAATTCTAACAATAAAAATCTAGGTGTTAAACCAAATCTTGTTACATCTGATGAGGAAAAGGCAGATAGAGAAGGTTTACTGTCTGAATTAGCGTTTTGTAGAATAGCTAGAGTATATCCACATGAAGTATTTAGACTTGGATATACGTCAAAGAAATTTGGTGGTGATAAAGGCGATGCTTTTATAGGTGATGTATCTATAGACGTGAAGTCTACCACGTACCTCAACGGCAAATTAATCGCAATGGTAGACAATGAATTGATTGATTACTTTGCTTTAATGGTAGGCGAGAACGGTGCTTACACATTAAAAGGTCTGATGCCACGTTCAGAACTCTGTGTTGAAAAACGCTTTGGTCATCACCAAATATTTAGAAGACCCTGTTTTATGGCAAGACAGGATGAACTGTTAAGTTGGACACAATTTCTGGAAAAGGAGAAAATAAATGTCTGAAGAACAAACAC